AAAAAATTATACCTTATTGAGAAATATAATCTCTCCTCTTACTCCTTTTGGAATGGTAGGCCATGAGCGTTGTCGTTCGCTTTCTGACTTAACCGTTGGATGTAGTCCTTGCTCTATTAACTGGTTGAATGCGGGAAAAGGTGACGATTTCATCTGTTCGAGAATCTCGTACATTCCTGCTCGTTTCATCCATTTAAGTGCTTTCCAATCCAACTCGATATCCTTGTTGATAGTAATTGAAGTGAAAATGTCCTCTGTTAGATCATAGAATGGCTTGCTGCATCCTAATGAAGCGTAACAAAGTCCAACAGCTGATGCTGCTAGACGCCCTAGGTCCTGTGGTCTCTCTGGAAACATAAGTTGAGAAAGTAAATCGACGTCTGTTCGACGTGGCTTACCGTATCTATTATGATATCCTAAGACATATAGACTGTTAGGGTGGTTACCGATCATTGACTTGTCCTCACTTAACTTTGCGTTAAAATATAGCGCTGCTTCTACAGACATTTTCTGAAGAAAACGATCTCCGTATATGTTGAAGCTCTGCTCCGGGAACGAAAGTATCGCGTCATCGCCTTGGAAGCGTGACTTAAAGTGTGGTGACTCAATGTTAACTCCAAGTTTGGAGAGAACAGTGTATGTCATGATCATGTTGCAAAAAGTATCCATCAGCTGGGTTTGCTGATATCCAGATCCGAAACCATTATATTGCCATTGCCAGACGTTTCCGTCAGGTAACTCGATCGGTGTGTTCTTGATTGACTTAGTCATCCAAGTCCACAATCGTTCGATACTATCGCCTTGACTTAAGTCAGGCTCAGTATAGCGCGTGGTCGGTTCGTAGTGTGAAAAATCGAAATACGATCTCCATATGGTATGAACGTCATCAATAACTTCGTGAAGAAGTCGTCGATCGAATTCACTCCAATCCATGGATATGTATGTGTTCGCGATTTCACTGTGGAACTCTTGCATTAGTGTATGCCAACCGCCTCTGCCTATCTCTCGATTCCAGAACATCTTTCCGACGTCTGTATTTTGATAAGTGGCTTGTAGTGGCCAGATGAACATGAGTTCTGTCATTGTCAACAGTTTTGGTGCTCCAAAGACTGCTCTGACTTTGTCAGGTTTGTCCTCATCTACAACATGAGCTCGTAAGTGCAACTTTAATCTTTCGTAAGGAATAGGTTCGTTATCATTCCAGAACGTGGGGTGTCTAGTTTTGATTTTATGAACTAAGCCTCGATTAAGGTCGAATATCTCATTGTATAGATTGTGGAAGCTAGGGGCTGAATCTTTAATCAACTCCAACTCTTGTTTCCATCTTAAGTACTTAGGTACACTGATTGGGTTTTTGAACTTGCGCAATTTATTAGTGCGTTCCTCGTTTACTCTTGGTTTTCCAGTTTCCAGGTCAATGTCTCGTCCTTGTGGTTGAAACTTAAACTCGGGGTCTGTCCAGGGTAATTCTGCGGATACGTTTAATGTATGCGGGTAGGCTCGTATATCAGGGTAACTGACGGGGTGTAGCGTCCGATTTGGTCGCATATGCTCCGTGACAACTCGTATTGCTCGTTCGTAGTGGTGGTCTCTAACTACAGGGTGATAGGGCTGTTCGTTACTATAGAAATCGTTGATTACTGCTATGTCGCTAGAATCACTTCTTCTCTTTCTTAGTACTTGTTGAACTGTCTCCTCTGAGTAGTACTTGCGCATCTTTTTGATGACGTAGTTATCTCTCTTCTCCTTTGCGTTTGGATCCCATGTCCATGCTCCGAATCTTTGCATTCTCTTCTCAGTCAATTGTGTGACCAATCTGAGATTGTGTAGAACTTGAAAAGTCCTGAGTGTCGATTGTACTTGCATTGTGTTGTTTGTTTTCGTTTGTGGTTCGAAAGTGCTATGTGCTTGGTTGTATATTTAGATGTTACTCTCAAGGTTGTTCCTCCTTAAACTCTTTTAGTATCGAAAATCTTTGGGCTCGGG